ATTACATATTCTTAATAAAGATTTATAATTGCTTATTCGGCATTTGAAATGTAAAAAGGTGTAAAAAAAATTGAATCAAAAAAATTATTAGTTATTGAATTTAAGAATCTATATACTAAGAATGTCTTCAACATTATTGAATAAATCAGACGTAATTTTCCGTCCCAAACCACGTACCAAACAAATTTCAATGTTGGGTACAGAATTGGATAAAAAATTTTTGTTGACTCTTTCAAAAGAAATAGAACTCTGTATTTTAGAGTTTGCTGGCTATCATAAATTACGAAACGGTAAGTACATAGTTCAATTACCAAAAAACATGCCAATAATGAAAAAATTACTAATGAAAAGACAAATAATGATAGATAGAACGTATTCAACTGTGGAGTTACCGATAATGACCAAATGGTTTAGACGCGCCTTTTGTGATAAAATTATTACGCTTTTTGTAGAAATCAATGAAGATGAATACGATGAAGATTATAGAGTTAATCGTTTTTATGATTGCGGTTGGTACGAATATGATTATGATGACAGTCTGAACAGATTAACATATGAAGAATATTGTAATTGGTAATTGTTAGTTATGGTTTTTCAATAACTGTATATTTAACTACATTCTTAATAATCTTTTCATAGTTTTTATCAGATTCTTCTTTAGTGGATCCAGACATTACATTAAATAATATTTTCTGGTATTTATCATTATCTTTTGAATCTGGATCATTATAAAAAGGGTGTAATTTTTGCCATTCAGAAATTTGTTTTATATTTTTGTGAGCAATAGTTTTGATTGCTTTAGTTAGTCTTTGTTTGTCATCAGTATCTTTGGTCCATTTATTATCATCGTCTTTTATATAAATTATCTCGCGTTTAGTATCGCTGCAATGTACTGGCCTATTATGAACATCTAATTCTTTTAAACCGTTAAGAAATATTTGAGATATTCCTTCGGAATAACCTATTCTAGCGGTATTTTCAAGATCTTTAATTGATAAAACAAGAGAATTGACAAAATCTGAAATATTAATCGCATTTTTGCATTGTTCGTTTAAAAATACATTAAGATTGAATTTATTATTGCTGTTAATAGTACTATTATTTATATTATTACTAACAATTCCATTCTTAGATAATTCACATATTTGTTTTGTTAGTTCTTGATTTTGTTTTACAACTTCAATAACCAAACTAGTTAGATGTTTTACATCGGTTTTGTCCGATTCATCTATTTTTTCGAATTCGGTGTCTGAGACTGTGCAAATTTTCTTATGCTTTGATAGACCTTGACTGTAATGATAAATCTTACCACAATAGCATTGGTATTTATTTTTTTGCTCGTTTTGCTCGTTTTGCTCGTTTTTGGTATCCAAATGTATCCTCCGATGTTTATCGGTTGAGACATGTCTAATGAAGTTACTTTTACGTGAGCATTTATAGTCACATTTTTTACACCAAAAAATCGTGCTCGTTTTTTGCTCGTTTTTTGTATCCAATGTATCCATAATGTATCCATCCAAAAAAACTTTTAAACCCCTTTTAAAATTTTTTAAAAATTTTATCGTAACACATTTTTATCTTTTTTTTTCGGTTTTTAAAGCATCTCAGTAACAAACCTCGAACTAGAGGGCCTTTTTCGAAACTTTTTTCGGATTTTCGAAAATGGACATTTTTAAAATGTCCAAAATTGATTTTTCGAAAAAACTTTTGGGAGAATTTTGTTACTGACACTAAATTCCTTTTTTTAAGGGGAAAAAAAATACACCTTATTGTGTGTTACAATTACAATTATTTATTTACTAGGTAAATTTTCAAAAATTTAAAACTTTAAAATATTTTTTATTTTTTTTGGGAATTTATGATTCTTATTACTTGGGAACGTTGGGCAAAAGTTTGAGGAGATCTCACATTTATGGCGCACAAACGCATCATATGTACTCTTTCACAGTATTCTATTGCTTGATTTCCATTTAACCCAAACATTAAATGTAGCACTAAACAAATAATTATTCCTGTACGACCATGGCCTCCCCAACAATGCACGTATACTATGTCTCCATCTTCTAAAGCCCTTACTACCTTTTTAGCGATTTCTAATGTTACATAATCCGATATGGTTTTGAGATCTTTGATTGGACAATGCTCAAAACTGATATCTTTTGGTTCCATCTTTAACCCAGGATAACTCTCTTTATTTGATACAATGCGTTGGATATCAGCAAAGTATGGTCTTTTTGAAACCCCTCGTACGCGCCAATCTTCTTCTTTAGCATGAGGATTGTACTCTTCCTGCATACAAACAAACTTATTTATTCCGTAATTCAATAATTTTATCAAATTACCGTCATTGATTTCATCAGATATATCTCCCGGAAAGCATCCGGCGTATAGTCCATTAAATACTTTATTACTTTCATCTAATGGACCAGCATATTCTTTTAAAGTTATTTCACTTAACGGTTTTAATAATTTTACCTTTGGTATTGTTGCTTCTCCGGTTTGAGGTAATGAACACGCAGATTCTTCTTTACATATAGAATCATCATTAATACTAACAAAATTCATTTTGTTATGACCCGATTTTGATTTTTGAATTTAAAATTGATAGAGTGTGTTAGTAATATGTTAGTTGTTAGTACCATAAAAAATATTTCAATTTTTTATAGTTTTACATGTGTAGTATTTTTGTTTATGTTCACAATATTTATTATACACTTTTAGACATTTAAACTGACAATTTCACAAATGGATAACAATTCAAATTAATATCATTTGTTTTGGGATTATTTGCAAAATCTAAATTAGCAATGGGTAAAGATTGTGTATTTAATTCTGGAATTGAATTAAAATATTTTTTATTAACATAAGTTAATTCAATCACATCTGGAATATTATTAACTACTTGTCCAAAATTATTACCATGTGCATGTACAATATAATGTGTTTGAGATAATTTTTCTAAACATCTTACCTTATCATTATAATTACAATTCCAACCATCATTTGTAATCCCATGAAATTCTATTATAATTTGTTTAAATTTAGCCAATCGTGTTTCATCCATTTGTAATAACCACGGATATTCACCCCCTTCTATATCTATTTTTAAAAAAATATTATTATATTTATCAGTCAAAAACACCAAATTAGTAGTATTATTATCATTAAAATAATTTATATTTTTTTTTATAAATGAAATTTTATTTGTATAATTGTACGGATATTTTTGTATAGTTCCATCAAAACCGAAACTATTATTTTTATTCATATTATATTTATTAATGAAATCTCGTGAAAAACTTTCTTCGTTAGATATTCCAGCAGAAATGTAACAATCATAACCCCCATCCAAATCTGCTAAAACATATCCACCATCTTGATTTGTACCACATCTAATTTTTTTATCAAAATGATAAACTTGTAATAATTCAAGGTTATTCATTATATTATATAACTATAAAATAATATTTAAACGTATAAAGAAACTCTAATAAATTCATCAATGTTAGTATTGCATAATAAAGGAGTAAATTTATTGATTTTATCGTCGTCCCATAACCACCATTTTATTTCTAATAGTTTCTCTATCTGTTCTGGTGTAAACCTATATTTAATAAATTTTGCAGGGTTTCCTCCTACTATACTATATGGTTGAACGTTTTTTACAACATGACTATTATTTGCTATGATGCTTCCATCACCGATAGTAACCCCGGACATTATTGTTACATCCGCGCCAATCCACACATCATTACCAATCACTACATCTCCTTTTGTTGAAGGATGTCCATCTCCATTGTACATATTAAATTTATCTTGATTAACATGTCCAAAAGGATAAGTTGTAACCCAATCTACTCTATGATTTCCCCCCAAATATATATTGACATTTTCTGCTATTGAACAAAAATTTCCTACCACTAAACTTGCATTTTCATTTTTCCAATGAATATTCGGTACACCATATGTATATTTTCCAAAAGACATATATAATTTTTATATAATTTTTTTAATATTTTTTTACGTGTTAAATCAAAAGATTTAAACACCTACATTTGCCATAAATACTGGTTTATTATTGTACTCGACACATACAAATATTGATTTACTAAAATCAATATTATTTTTGAGTTTCAAAAAATCAACTAACAACTTAGATACAGAGATAATAAGTCTATGCCATATATTATCTTTATCAAAAATTGATAGTTGAATTTTTATTAATTTCAGATTTTCAAATTTTTTTATTACATTATCTTTAATATTATTGATAATATGATAAAAGTATTGCTCAACAGTGTTGAATCTTTTGTTTTCTTTTATAATATCAGTAACTTTAGATATTTCATGATCGAAATATCCTAGTCTACAAAAAACTAATGCGGTAATTTGCGTGGTTTCAAAAGAATCATTCATTGTATTATAAATTATTTATTTTTACTTATTTGAAATAAATAATTCAATTTTTTTAGAATATTTTATAATGTTAGTTATTGTGGTTCAGCGTTAACATAAATGTTATAATTAGTCCAATTTACTCTACATATAGGACAATTACGTAAATGTAATTGTCTTGATGCTAACCATGATGTTAATTCAGTCTCTTTAAAATTATTTTCGCAACTAGAACACTTCATATATCTATCATTAAATAATATGGGTTCATGAGTAATATTACAAACATTTCTATCATTTGTAATAGAAATATACATTGTTGTAGGAGATGCAGTGAACGATACTGGTCCAACCGGACCAGTAGGACCTGTTGAATTGATTGGTTCAATATTCATGTTGTACACAGGATCTAAATATGAATTATTTATTATATTATTATTATTTATTATATTATTATTATTTATTATATTAATATTACTGGTATGAACATAATTATCTATAATATCATATATTTCTAGTATACCTAACGGATTTGGTATTGTAGGTGAATGATCATGTTCATTACGAAATGATATCAATGTACTTTCTAATAATCTGCCTTGTCCTTCACGTTGTTGATAAGTATTTCTTGTAATTGAATAAATTCTCATTCTACTAATAGGTGTAGTTAATTTTATCTGCAACATATTATTGATCATAGATGAAAAATAAATAGAACCGTTAAAACAAGAATAATCTCTGTTGTCAAAATTATAATTATGATTAAAAGGAAAATAAAGAAGTTTATTATTGATTTTAAAACATTTTCTTTTTATTAAAAAACTATCTAAATCAAACCGAGTATGACCGGCAATATATAATTTAATTTGTTCAATATTAGATACGTTATCTAATTGTATTATAAAACCTTTAATATCACCTGAAATAAAATCACAATTAAATTTGAATTCATTTGAAGTAATAGAACAACTTTTATCTAATGATGATATTTGTTGAACGTAATTATCACTACAATCATAGTACATGATTGGTGCGCAAGTTGTGATTTCACATATCAATCTAGGATTATTAAGGTACATAGGTAGATTATCAAAATTAACAATGTTAAATATACACGTATCATTTTGTAATCCGTATATCTTAATAGTACTAAAAAACACATTAAATGGAATGGTTATATGTAGTTTATTATCTATGATTTCAGGAGTATTAAGATCCCATAAAAGTTCAAGAGGTATTTCAACAATGTTATAATTCCCTATTTTAACAGATAAATTAATACGTTGTATTGCTTGTTTAATATTTTGATGTAAAATTTGTTCATTATTAGGTTCAATATCAAATACTAAATATTCAGGTTTTATAGTATTATTATACTCTCGTTGTGGAATAATAGTTAATGAATCATTGATGAATTCATATGTTTTGTAATTCAATGCAACATTATTTGAATTATTACGAGGATAGTTCAAATTATTTATTAATAGTTGTAATTCTGTAGGAGAAACAGACATGATTATGATATACTGAATAATAAAGTATTTAAATTATTTTATATTATATTATTTTAAAATAATTTAAATGTAAAGCAAATAGTAGAGTAGAGTAATGGCGACCTATTTAGATTCGGATATGCAGAGAGAAAGTAGATTAGTACTATGTATAGAAGAAAAAGATGATAAAAATAATAACAATTCTACAAACATAGATACAAGACTATTTATATTTTGGAGTGATGACACAGACGACTTTCAATTATTTGGAAAAAGACAAGATATTTGCGATAGTAGTTTTGTTCCATATGCTTTTCATGCTCAAACATCTAGTGATTTATGGGATTTCATAGACTTTGTGATAGGTCAAAATGAGCAAAAAAAAAAGTTAGTAAATCTAACATTGTACAATTTTAATAACTTGGAAAATTTATCTTATAATAAAATAAATTATGAATTTTTTGAGAATCAAATGGATAAAGATTATGAGTTAGTTGGTTATGATAATCATGTTTTAAATAAACGCGAATTCAAAATTTATATTCGTTTATTGCGAACAATGTACAATTATAATTAAGATGTGGTATGTGTTAAATTTACAAAAAATAAATATAGTATATGATATCATATGTTGATTTATCGTATTTGATTTGTGATGTATATGTAATTTTATTGTAATTACATATTTGTCTTATAATAGTTACAAAAGAATTATAAGTGAGTTTTCTTTCTAAATACTTACGTTTAGAAATGTGATAATATGGTTTACAATTTTCAATGAAATTAAGTATTACATCATTAAATAAGCCTTTTTTATAAGCATTATTATTTATAACATAACACTTATCAGATTTAATAGCAATAGTTTCTAATAATTCAATAAGTAATTGATTAGGTACATTTTGTTTAAATATTTGCGAATTCATCTTTATAATAAATAACTATAAATTAAAAAGTTCTTGACTTTTAGAAATGTTTAAAAAATAGTTATTTATTGAGTATTTTGTTTAAATTGTTAGTAAAAAGTGCCAGTTCAATTTCATCTTCATGAACATTGTAAAAAACCGTAATATATTTGCAGATATAAGGAATAATTTCATATTTTTGATTTTCATTTAAAGTGTTAGTTGTTTTAACGTACAAAAAATAATTATCTAAAATATCCATAACAGAATATCCTTTATCATAAATGTTATATAATAGTTTCACAGCATTACCCATATCGTTGTTTAATAAATAATTAGTATATTCCTGAAAACTTAAGAAACTGATGTTAGTACATAATTTGATAGCAAGATTAATATCAATATCTTCATTAAGAAGTTTAATTTTTTCCAAATAATTAATTAATATTTTTGCGTTATTATTAGATATATTTAAAATAAATTGCTCTGCTTCTGAATCAATAACGATTTTTTCATGTTTCATTATTTTATTCATAATTTTCTGTAATTGTGTTTTTTGTAGTGGCTTAATTTTAATAATAAGTAATCTAGATTGCAAGGATTCAATAACTTTTTGTGAATTAGAACAAGAACATATAAAATGAACATTATGACTGTATTTATCAATACAATTTCTAAATACTTGTTGACTGTGTTCATTAATAAGGTCAATATCGTCAAGAACAATAATTTTCTTTTTACCTTTAATTGATGAACAAGTTTGACAAAATGTTTTAACATCATTTCTATAAAAGTTAATTCCTTGTTCTTTAAGAGAATTAATATGTAATATGTTATCTTCATATTGGTACGGTTGTATATCTTTATAATATTCTCTAATAGTCGCATTTAAAAATGTAGTTTTTCCTGCACCTATATCTCCAATGAAAAGAATGTTTAGATTATTCATATTAATAAAAGCATTTAAAATATTAATAATTTCTTGTTCAGATTGAAAATCATTAAAAAAAACAGGTTGATATTTATTTAAAAAAAGAGGTTCCATTATAAATTATATACGTTAATAACTATTTAAGTTTATCTTAATTTATAATATTATTTAATGAGTGAATGTTACTACAAAGTATTAGGACTAGATGAAAATGCTAGCCCTGAAGATATTAAAAAATCTTATAGACAATTGTCAATGAAATATCATCCAGATAAAAATCCTAATAATCCTGAAACAACAAGTAAATTTCAAAAAATATCAGAAGCATATGAAACATTAGGTGATGGTGATAAAAAAAAAGAATATGATATGAGTCGTAACAATCCTTTTATTAAAATGATGCAAGGTGGTGGTAATGGTAGTATGAATCCAGTAGATGAACTATTTTCAAATATTTTTGGAATGTCTGGAATGCCATTTGCTCATATGCAATCATTTGGTAATGGTGGTCCATTTACTGAAAATATTAGAGTATTCCATAATGGTGTTCCAATAAATGTACAAGGTTTTGGTCCAGGATTACAAAAACCAACACCTATTATGAAAACGGTAAATATTCCAATAGATAAGATACTAACAGGTACTACTGTACCTATAGATATAGAACGTTGGATTATACAAGATGGTCATAAAGTATTTGAAAATGAGACACTATATGTTCCAATTCCAAAAGGAATGGATGATGGTGAAATAATAATATTAAGAGACAAGGGTAATATAGCAAATGAAAATTGTAGGGGAGACATTAAGATATTTGTTAGAATAGAAAATAATACAGATTTTAAACGTAACGGTTTGGATTTGCTTTTAGAAAAAACAATAACAGTGAAAGAGGCATTATGTGGATTTTCTTTTGAATTAAAATATATAACAGGTAAGACATATACAATTACAAATAGTTCTGGAAATATTATAAGCCATGGTTATCAAAAAGTAATTCCAAATATGGGCTTTTCAAGAGAAGGACATACAGGAAACTTGGTAATAATTTTTAATGTGAAATTTCCTGAAAAGTTATCTGTAGAGACAATGGAAGAATTAAAAAAGATAAATTTTTGAAATATAATATTTAAAGATAGTAAATATTAAATAGAATTGTTTTATATTTATTATAATGAGAATATCAGATATTTTGTTAGTATTATTGTATAATTTATGCATAACAAAAGGATTTGTTAAAGAGATACATCCAAAATTTAGAAGAATATCATTTCAACATAATCGTAGATATCCGATAACTAGACCAGATTTTATTGAAAAAATACGCAATTTAAATTCAAAAAATGAAACAATTAGGCAAACCAGTATTTTAGGATTAGATAATAATTTTAACGATTTTAATGATGATAATAGTACAGATATAGAACCAATTCCTAGAATCCGTATAAATATTCATAAAAACACTTTTTTACAAGCGCTAGGTATTCCATTGGATCTTAACAATGATGATGAAGATAGAGATGGAGAATTTGAAGAGGATGAAGAAACAAATCGAAGAAGATATGTTGAAAGAGAAAAATCAAAATCAAAGAATTTTGAAGTTATAAAGAATTTTAATATAAATTTTTCTAATGTTGGTGGTTATGAAAATGTGAAAAGAGAATTGGAACAATGTGTTGATATTTTAAAAAATTATCGTAAATATATGCAATACAATGTGCGAATTCCTAAAGGTTTAATTTTAGAAGGTCCTCCAGGTACAGGTAAAACGTTATTAGCAAAGGCTTTGGCGGGTGAATCTAAATGTAATTTTATACCGGTTTCAGGTGCTGATTTTCAAGAAAAGTATGTAGGTGTAGGTCCAACAAGAATAAAAGAGTTGTTTGGTTTGGCAAAAAAAAATACGCCGTGTATTATTTTTATAGATGAAATAGATGCATTAGGAAGAAAACGTTCAAGTGATGGAGAAAGTGCGTCTAATGAAAGAGATAATACATTAAATGCTTTGTTAGTAGAGTTGGACGGTTTTAAGAATAATACAGGTATATTTTTAGTCGCTGCCACAAATAGAATAGATTTATTAGATAACGCTTTAACTAGACCAGGTAGAATTGATAAGAAAATGTACATAGGATTACCTGATAAAATAACCCGTGAAGCAATAATAAATATCCACATAACGGGTAAACCATACTGTGACTCTATAAATATAGATGATTTAGTAGAAGTAACAGAGGGTTTATCTGGTGCTCAAATAGAAAATTTATTAAATGAGGCGATGTTAAATGCGTTAAGGATTAATAATACCCAGTTTTGTTATAAAGACTTTGATTTTGTAATGAATAAGATGATGGCAGGATGGCAACCAACTGAACATGAATTTACATCTGATATAATAGATCATATAGCAATCCATGAAATGGGTCATGCAATAGTGGGATTATTATCTAAATATCATTCAAAGATGTCAAAGGTTGTTATAAACTTGTCGTCACCTAAAAGTCCAGGTTATACAGTATTTAAAAGTTCTCCAAGTAATATTTATACAAGAGAAGCATTATTTGAGCATTTAATGATATTATTATCAGGTAGAATAGCAGAGGAAGTATTTTATAATGTTAGTGTAACCACAGGTGCTATAAATGATTTTGAAGAAGCACTTAAATTAGCAGAAAAAATGATAGTATATTATGGAATGGGTTCAAATATTATATATCCAAGTACAAGTGAAAAATATAAGGAATTAATAGACAATGAAGTTATTGAACTAATAAATAATGCATACAATTATGCAGAAATAATAATAATAAGATGTAAGGAACTCATATATGAGACTTCAGAAATTTTGAAAAAGGATAAATTATTGAAGGCTGAAAAAATAGAAGAATTAATAAATAAAAAGTACAAACATATTTTAGATTTAAAAATAGATTTTGAGTAATAAATATTTAGAATAAAAGTATTTAAAAACAACAAATAGATATATAATATAACTTAATTTTGTGCCCCTTTAGCTTAGAGGTAGAGCACCAGTCTTGTACGTCATTATTATATGACTTGATAACTGGAGGTCCTGGGTTCGATTCCCAGAGGGGGCTTATATTATATCATATAAAATTGTCATATGATATACTATTTTTGATATTATTTATATTTTTGCTTCTTTATACATTTGCTGTATAATTTTTTTTAGAGGAGGATGTAAAATACACCATTCACAATATGATGAAAGTAAGTTAATTTGTTCTTTGGTAATAGCCATTAGACTTGATAAATTTGTACTTGTCATAGGATAATTTGGAAAATTTGGAAAAGGTCCAGATAAATCATTAAATGTACTAGTGATATTTTGTGGTAAAAGACTATTGAATATGGTAGAAGTTTGAACAACAATGACTAATAAATCTACATAATAATTCCCAGTTATTCCAAGTAAATTATTGGGTATAACATATAATCTTTTTCTTGAATATACAGGTCCACCATTTTTTTTTGTATCTAACAAATTTTGAGCAAATTCATCCCAGTCACTTTTTTGAAATACCTGCATATCATTACTTTGGTGAAAATTCGGTTTAGAATTACTACACATTTTTTCATCGTAAAGTCCAAACAAATTTAATAAATTTAATTGACAAAAATCAGCATATGAAGTAACCGAAGCATCAACGTTTATATCGTTACCACAACTTAAAAATGAGATTACGTGTTTTGAATTTCTAGATAAAAGAGATGTTATTCCAGAAACATCACAATATGCACCATCACCAATCGGAACTAATGTACTATCATTGTGATGTGGAGACCATAAATAATATGATGGCATAATGTTTTTTGATATATAGGAAAATTTTTCTGCTTGTGAAGATCCACTAATTCCAATCATACTATCAAGTGTAAAAAATCTATCTTGATATAATGGTAATTGTAATTTTTCTACTGTATCTTTATTTTTATTAGAATAGGGTGCAGATCCGACAGAATATGTACTTTGAAAAACTCCGCCAACACAAGAATCCATCTTTGTATTACTGAATCCATATGTTTTAGTATTATTACAAATAGTATTAATAATTCCAGAATAATATGGTGTAACTTGAAACATAGTAACTCCTCTTACATCATTTTTTAAATTTAATAAGGAACAGTTTCCTATTAAAAATGGGCAATTTTCACTTGGTACTATAGGTTGTTCTCCTGTAAGTTTATGTATTTTTGTTGAGTCAATAGTATTTAGGGCCATAATTTTATTATCTAATCCATAAGGTTTCAAAAATAATTGACCAATACCATAGTTCCATATATATTCTGGATGAATGCCTTTATCATGGCCCTCTACAATAAATTTTTGTATATCTGCGTTTACTAATCTACTTCCTAAAAAAAATTTATTTTTATTATCTTTAAAATTTGTATTACTTAATGTATGATTTGTAATTTTTGTTGGTAAAATAGATTTTCCAAGTAGAGTATCTTTATCAATATTTTGATGAGCAAATGTATATGTACCCAATAGCCATGAACTACCTGATACTGCAGATGCAAATTGTGCGGTTTCAAACGCATTAGAATTATTAATTTTTATTTTATAAAGACCTCTAATGAATCCAATAAATCCAGAATAAGAACGTCTTCCACCTGCTCCAAATGCTAATGAAACCCCTTCAGGATTATAGGTTCTAATTAACGGTCCTGATTTTAATTCTAATTCTGGAAATGTAGGTTTATTTTTATGGTTTATCCAAATCTGACTAAATACACTTCTAAAATTTTTTTTTAGAGTACCTTTAGATATTGAGAAATGTTTTGATAAGTAATGACTGCGTTTTTTTATATTTTTCTTAGATTTTACTTTTTTTGGTAATTTATTAATATGTTTTCTTGTTAAATTATTTGAAAATAAATTTGTTTTTTTCATTTATAAAATAATAATATAATATTATTTTGTTTAAAAATTATTATATATAGTAATTTTATAATGCCTGCAGGTTTATCTGGAACAGGAGGTCGTTCATCGGGTGTGAATTATGCTACAGCATCCATGTTTAATCGTATGTATTGGTCATTAGCACTCGCACCTCGTAAAAGATTGGGTGCTGCTGCGTTTGCTCTCGCTTATCAAGCAAATACAGGTGTGGGTGGAGGTTCATTGAAAAGAATCGCGCAATTTTCAAGTGATGGTTATCGTCTTTATTAATAAAGTAAAATTATTAATCTTTAGTCGTATTTAATAGTATATTTTATTAATAAAATAAAATATATTAATATTATATATAATGGGTACTGGTTCTGGACCTGGCATGTTAGGCTCAAGAGTTTATACTAATTCTTATGCTGCTCTTATAAGACACGCAGCAATACCTTTTCAAGTAGTTCAACGTGGAAGTTCGTTTGCTGGATTATCTCCTCCACAATATTCATATATTACATATAATACTTTAGCATATAATGGAGCAGGTGCTGGTGGACGTGCTGGAAGATGGGCACAAGCAAATGGAATAAAATATGCGTTTACCCCTTCTCTAAACTACAATTACAGATCTTATTAGTTAAGTAATTTTTTGTATAATATAATATAATTATTAATTATATTATAATGCCAAGTAGAAGTCAAAGAAAATTTAATAATTTGTATACTCACCAACACTTGTATAATAATAATCAACCTCTAACTAACAATAGTCCAAATTTCTTTTTAGGAGGTCGTTATTATGATCCGGTATTAATGAGTGATATGTACAAAATTAACTATGTTGAAAACAAATTTACCCCACTGTTTGTTCCTAAACCCAATATTAATGATAACGTAATTTCAACTAGTTCTGAACTTAATACTGATTTAGTTTCTAATGCAACCCCTAATCTTGAATCTAATACTAATATTCAAGTAGTTCGTAATCCTGTTCCAATAGTTCGTAATCATGTTCCAATAGTTCGTAATCCTGTTCCAATAGTTCATGGCAATCCAAAATATTATGCAACTAAGTATACTTCTGGACTAACATCGGGAAAAATGTTTAAAAAAGTGCGATAAATACAAATCATACATAATACTTTAGCAATAATACTCTAACTGATCTAATATATAGAAGTACGAGTTGGATTAGGAGTAGGAACCCGTTGTGTGTATATAGGAAAGTTATTTTGGTATCCTCCATTAATTCCTTCTGTAAGTGAGGGTGTATAACCGGGTGATTGAGGATTATCACTGTATCCAGTAGTTAAATAAAGTGGATAAGATAATACTCCATATAATCCAGGTGTATTGTACGTAAAATTAGAATTATATGTAGTATATTTTGTAGGTCTAATTTGATTTTGTCCCAATTCAAGATAGAAGCGTCCACATAATTGATTATTATTACATGAAGTAGCATGAATCATTTTAGCGCGTCTAGTTGCTACACTAGATGATCCAACACCTGCACCAGGTATATATTTGTTCCATACATTCTGTGGTGTATTACAAATTACATTTCCTCCCGGAGCAAATTGTGTAGAACGTCTAGCACCAACCCCAACATTTTTTTTAAAATAAAAGCCAGGAAAGGTATTACCTCCAAACCAAAATTGACCATAAGAATTACTTCCAGTTCCAAAACCTGTAGGCATTTATATACTAACAATATTTTATTTTTAATATATAACTAATTAAGTAATTTAAGAAATTCTGCGTGATTGAATATCACTACTTACTAAATAAATAGAGTTTTCAGTGATGATAATGTATTCAGTTGCAGATTTGTACATTTTAGCGATAGGACTAGTATATTCTTCAGCATTCTTGACAAGTAGTTTTTCACCGGATTCTTTGACCCCGACAAGAGCCTTTTTATCTAAAGAATCGGTCCAATAATCTAACATAATAGGTTTATCTTCAACAATGGATAATTTAGAAGCATGTTGTAAAGTAGTATCAGAGGGTAGACGATAATTAGAACTGCCACTTGTAACTAAGTTCGTATTAGTTGTGGCAGATTGTAAACTTCCAGATTTTTGTTCACCAGACATTTATATTAAAATTAAATTTAAAGTCTTTAAATACTTATATATTTAAAAACTATTTTGTAATAAATAATTATAATGGGAAGTTTTAAAAATAGTACAAATTCAAATAGTGATAATAGTGAATATACTTTGTACAGTATATCAAATTATAGACCTAAAATAGAGAATCATATTCAAGATATACTAACAAGATTTTCCCGTGTAATAGTTGATTATATGCGATATATTGCCGAAAAAATAACTATGAAAAATAAACCGTATTATCGTTTTATTTTTGAAAGAGGAGTAGAAACAATAATCCATGTATTTTCAGTGATTTTTTATTATACAAAGAATTTGGACTTAACTGTATATCATAGTCAAAAAGCGTATTACTTTTACATTGAATTTATTGAACAGATATCAGATAATGATATGGATTTTTTAAAATTAAGTTCAAGAGATGCAATATTATTTGTATATAAAAAAACCATATATGATTTAAATAATGAACAAAGAAAAAATATGCCAGCGCCTACTCATGAAGAAGTTATGACATTAGAATATCTAGATGCTTATAAATATATTTATAAAAACATAGTACAATTTTTGATAAATCATAAAGAATTTAAATATGAAACTAAATTAGATTATATAAATACAAATTGTGACTGTATTGATTTTATTAGTGAGTTATTCAAAAAATCAAAAATACGAAAAAACAATATAGATTGTGTTTATTTATTTACAACAATATTGTTAGATAAGAACATTTCTACTAACGAGTTCTTTTCAAGTATAGAAATATTTATTAAAAAAGTAAATTCAAAAAAGAAAATAGATGATAAAAAATTAAAAGATAAACTTTATGATATTGAAATAAATAGTTTCGTTGCTGAAAATCAATTAAATAAGATGATAGAATGGATTTTTATGGATTAGTTTGTTTTGTGCGTTTTGTTTTACCTTTTTTGTTTTTAATTTTTGGTTCAATTTCAATTGTAATGTTTGAATCAGTGTGCATTTCTTCAATTAATTCGTATGACTTAGTAGATTTTCCAATAGCAGTTTCTACTCCAATAGTGATAGTTTTTCTGCGTATTTTCTTTTTTTTATCTTTAGTTCCTTCTGTTTGTGTATCAATAATTTTTTGACATATGTACTTAAATTCTGTCTTTAGCAAAATTTTAAGAAATTCGTAAATTTTTTGCAATACATTTTCATCGCACATTCCAACAATTAATACGCTGCCAGTTCTAAAAATCATAAATGATACTTCAGTAATATTTTTATACTTATGTTTGTTTTCTGTAGTAATTTGTATTCCAGTTTGTTGTAAAATATCATCATTATAGTAAAATTTGCACTGAATTCCCGGATATGAACAAGGGTCATATATTGCTTGAATATTGTAACGTATTTTTAATATATCAAATAGTGCTTCTCGGTTAATATAAAATCCGCAGTTGAAGTTAGAATTAATTAGAACAGTGTCGCTAGTTTTTTTGTACGTCAATGTGTATGTATGAAACGGTTGTAAAATTTGTATAATCTTTTCAAGTACAATTTCAAACATGATTTCACTTTGAACTCCTGGAATTTCAAGTTTACCTGTGTTAAACACTTTGATGTGAAATTCTCTGAATTTTCCTTCAATTTTTAACCGAATAATCATAACGAAACAGTTATAAAATGCTTGCTTCTTTTTGCTGCGATAACTCATAATATCTTTCTTAGAAATACCAATAGTGATTTTGCGAATATCCTTAAATTTAATTCTTCCTCCAGGATTATCAATATGAGACATAATATGTTCATCATAATATAGTTCTTTTTGAAGTTTCGCTTGTATTTCAAGTAATTCTTCGGGTGTTTTGGAGTTAATTTTGATTTGTTTTTTGATAACTCCATCAGACGCAGTAGCATAAGGTATAACTGGTATATTCCAAAATATTGTAAGATCAATGGGTTGTTCAAGATATGCAATTTTAGATTTTGTGGATATATAAATTGGTGTCGGTTCAGGTACATCTCCTTTAAAAATATTAGTTGAATTTAATTCCGATTCGTATTCATTAAATTCATCTTCTGGACAATTATCAGAATCAGTATCATTAGCATCATAATTAGATGTAATGAAGTTAGTCCATTCGTCATCAATATCAATATTATTTTTTTTTTGACTTAAAGACATTATTATATAAAAATGGCTGTGATATCTTTAAGTTCCTTTAAATTAATTTATTTCAATTATTTTCTTTTAATATAGAATAATGAACAGTTTAAAACCACGCGTCATCCATGAAAGAACTTCTATAATTCCGATTAATGAAAGTTCCCCTACATCTAGAAGGGGATATTTAGAAAAAGAATACAGTCTCAAGACAAATTTTTTTGATCCATCTAAAAGTTCACCACCTAATGAATTTATGTTGAAACTACAATTAAGAATGTCAATTTACAATAATGGTAGTAATAATGACAAACGTATTAAGGAATAGTTGACGTAGTGGCTGTTCTTACAGTCCTCAAAATGTATAGTATTTTCTATAAAATTTAGAAAATCATTGGATATTACCTCTGGATGATTTCGAATAATATAATTTAAAAAGTCTTTTATTATATTTTTTTTATCAATATTATATTTATTACTTGTTTCATTTATAAATTTTTCTAATTCATTTAAATGTGTACCTATAGAAATTTTGTCATATAGATTTTTCCATACATCATCGTTTAATATATTAAGATTTTCCAAATCTACATTTTGATTAGACTGCATAAAATTAATCATACTTCTTATATCAGAATTATATAACCGTTGAATAGTTCTTAATGATTTATCACTTAAATTCAACTGTTCACATATACTTATTTTTTTTAAAAAACTTATTATGTTTTCTTCTGGCAATTGATTGAATCTTAAACGTAAAAATTCATTTTGAAGTCCTTCGTCTATACGACTAATATAATTACAAATTAAACAGAAACGAACTGAATTTGAATATGTTTGTAATAAATAACGTAATGCTTGTTGGGCATTTTTTGTCATATAATCTACCTCATCTAAAATAACAAATTTTATACCCTTATTGAATAAAGTTTTTGAATTTACGAATTGATAAATTTGACTTCTAATTGTTTCTATACCTCTCTCATCTGATGCGTTTAAATGTATCATTAATTCTTTATTTTTTTGGGCAAATTTTTCCTGATATGAATTTACCAAATTTATTATGGTAGTAGTTTTACCAGTACCTGGAGGTCCATAAAATAATAAATTAGGAAAATATCCTGTTTCTATTACATTTTTAAGAATAGTTTTATTTAATGGATCCAGTACTATATTGTCAAATTCAGTTGGTCTATATTTTTCTACCCATACGTTGCTACTCATAATAATTTATCTATGTATATAGTTTTAATATTTAATTTAAAAAAAATATTAAGATAAAATTGAACTAATTAAATATAAGAATATTTTATGTTAAATATCAAAATGACTCACAACCAAACTACAATTATGAACTCTGGATATTTGGAACTTATTTTGGGACCTATGTTTAGCGGCAAGACTTCAAGGTTAGTAGAAGTTTATAAACAATGCAACTTTTGTAATATACCAGTCGCTGTAATTAATCATTCTATTGATAACCGATATGATGAAGAATTACTATCAACTCATGACAAAATAAAAATACCATGTATTAAAACTGAAAATTTATTCGACGTATGGGAAGAAACCATAGAGGTTGGACAAAATCTTGAATTAGTTTCAAGAGGGAAAGATAAAATTAAAGTGCGTACAAGTGATGTCATACTAATAAATGAAGGACAATTCTTTACTGATCTTGTTGAATTCGTCAAAAAATTATTAGCCAATAATAAAAAAGTATATGTTTACGGATTAGATGGAGATTTTGAAAGAAAAAAAATTGGACATGTCTTGGATATCATTCCATTATGTGATAAGGTAATGAAATTAACATCATTATGTGCAATATGTAAAAATGGTACGCCGGGTATATTTTCAAAAAGACTCAGTCATGAAAAGGAACAAATCGTAGTGGGTGCCGAAAATTATATACCTGTTTGTAGACAATGTTATGAAAATGATTCTTAAAGTAAAGAATCTATTTGAAGGATGTTTTTTTTACTTAATATATATTATAAAACAATTTAAATTTACCTAATAATATTTTTATATAAAGTGTCTAATGGTAGTTAATACTTTAAATAATAACAGTGGTCAAAGTCTAGATCCAATTAAGGTTAAAAGAGGACGTAAATCTAAAAAAGAATTGATTGCATCTCTGTCAAATACAAATTTCGGTTCTTTAAATAAAACCCAAGAAAACAAAATTAGTTTAAACATATCTGAAATTCCCAATAATGGGAATTCTATGTCAACAGATATAAATAATATTTCTAATATAGACGATGATAATGGAGAAGATAGTAATATAGTTATAATTTCTAATCCAGATGAAAAAATAGATGATTCAAAATGTACAGCAAAAAAACGCGGACGAAAACCAAAAGGAGGAAAAATTATACAACAAATTATTTCATTTGATAATAAAAAAGATGACAAACCTAACGTTATACTTCATCTTAAATGTTCAATGAAAGATCTACAAATTATAAATGATACTTCGTACAATATTGAATCTTATAATTTTATAAATAATAATGACTTAGGATACAATATTATAGGAAATGAAAATATTAATGTAAATACATTTTTTAATAACAAACCAACAACTACGGCTATTGCTGAACTAGATAATGATTATGATGATGATGATGAGAGTATAACAAAAGATAATCAAAAAGAAATTTGGAGAAAACTAAAACAATTAGAATATAATTTGCATGTAAACTGTACAAGCAATAAAAAATCTGCTTGCTTTTGGGATACTTGTGAATTTGATAATCCTCCAATTTATATCCCAAAACATTTCATAAATGGTACATATCATGTTTATGGTTGTTTTTGTAGTCCTGAGTGTGGAGTCGCGTATTTAATGAATGAATGTATAGATAGTTCAACTAAGTTTGAAAGATATCATTTATTCAATCATATTTATTCTAAAATTTATGATTATAAGAAAAATATTAAACCTGCACCTAACCCTTATTATATGTTAGAAAAGTATTATGGAAATTTAACTATACAAGAATATCGTTCTTTATTAAGAAACGAGCGTTTATTTTTGATTGTTGACAAACCTCTTACGAGGATTTTACCAGAATTACATGAAGATAACGATGACTTCATACTCAATAACAAAATTATACCATCAAATAACTATCAATTAAAAACCCGTTTACAAAGAAAAAAACAAAATAAAAGTTCTATTTTAAATGAAAAATTTGGATTGACAAGTGTTGTACAAGTAATGGAATAATTTATATATTGAATAGATGAAATATATAAATTAATAATAAGATAAGTATAATTCAATTATATTTTTACCTGTATATCCTCTAATACAACCTAATATTGTAGACATGATAACTATATTTCTCTTGCTTTTTTTGTCAAACCCAAAAATAAGACAAAAAAGTGTACTTGATAATGCACTAGATGCTCCCCATGAAACAGTTTCATAAATTGTATGTAACATATCGTAACATTTATTTTATCTTTAAATTATTTTTTATATACTTTTGACAATAAAAATTAATTTTTTATTCTATCTTTTTGTCTCTCTTCTGATTCTTGAAAATTATGGGCTACTTGATCTATATTTATTGGGTGTTTTTCTCTATATTCTCTCATGGAAGAATCTAATGTCGTTCTTATTTGTTTATATATTTCTTGGTTAATTGATTTAATAGGTTGTGCTTTTTTTTCAGGAATACCCATGTAGTCTTTTAAAACGCTCATATAATCGCAATTAAATAATTTTAATTTTTCTATTGCTTGTTCTTCTGTATAATTTGTTAGAGACATAACTTTTTTGACATGTTCATTCACGTCATCATTGCTAAAAAAACTTATTCCATCCGACATTATATAATTACAATAAATATTTTTTAAATCATATTAAACGAATTTCATTATACTATATTATTAAAAATGTCCTCACTAAATAATCTTGAAAAATTAATCCAAATTGCTGCTATTGAACAAATGTATTCCATGTTACAAAAAATGCAAGATTCTAATCCATCGCAAATAAATATATCACAATTTAATCCAAATTTACAACCAACACAATGTAATCATGTTTGTGAAAAATGCACTAATTGTGTAACAATTGATCAAGTACAAGAAGAAAATAACATATTAGCAAATGATTTACATAATAGGATTAACATATTAGCAAATGATTTACATAATAAGATGTCGTTTGCAAATAAACATTTGGTGGATCGGATTTGTGACTTAGAAAAACAAATTAATCAATTGAAAGATATAATAAAGTCTTTATCAGATGAGTCTTTTGCTTCTTCAATTAAAATATGTGAAATAAATGGCCAACAAAAATTAACATCTTTTCCGGGATTTACTAACAAACGTTCTTGTGAAATAAGAAATGAAAATTCATTTAAAAGTGAAGAAGAACATATTAAATTAAAAATAGAAGAAAAAGATGTTGTAGAAACCAAAAACACCCAGGAAGATGCTGTTACTACAGAAGAGAATATATCTAAACAAGAAGAAAATGAAGCAGAAAACAACGTAGAACAAGAATCAGATGAAGGTGAAAGTGAAGATGATGATGAAGTACAAAAAAAATCAGATGAATGTGATGATAAAGACGAGAATGAAGCAGAAAACAACGTAGAACAAGAATCAGATGAAGGTGAGGAAGAGGACGAGGAGGAAGAGGACGAGGAGGAAGAGGACGAGGAGGAAGAAGAGGAAGATAATGTACAACAAGAATCAGATGAAGGTGAAGATGAAACAGAAGATAACGTGGAAGAAGAGGAAGAAGAAGAGGAGGAAGAAGTAAAGAACCAAGATAAAGTAGATGTTAGTTCTGAAGATGAATCAGAAGAGGAAGTACAGACAGAAGAAGACGAACCTGATACTTTAGGAACTTCTCAAGAAAATAATGAAGAGGAAGAGGATAAGAAAAAAGCGTTTGAAATAGAAATTGATGATATTCCATATTTCGCAACCGATGAAGATAACGGAAATTTATATGAAGTAACTAATGATGGAAAAGTGGGAAAAAAAATTGGTATTATAAAGGACGGTGAACCAATTTTCAATTAAACTCTTTTCTTAATTTAGTATAAGAGAGTATGATGAGTTTATGTGCACCAGCATTAATATATGTAGCATTTTCGTTAACCCAAATAGTAATTGATACATTTAAAGGTCTTTATAATACTGCTTTTTTTAAATTTATTGTTATGATAATTATTACAATACTTTTAAATGCACTTTGTCAGGCTGGAATGGGTATTGTATCATGGATAATTGTGTTTGTTCCCTTTATTTTTATGTCTGTAATAGTGGCTATTCTTTTATATGTATTTGGTTTAGATCCAGCAACAGGAAAATTAAATTTTAAATGTGATAATCCAAATGATACATCAAACAAAGGTGGTAATCTAATTTATAGTACAACAGTAAATACAAAAAATAATACAACTTCTTATGTTGATACAACTTACGGGGAAACTCCACTTGAGACCAATACTACAAGTGTTGTACCTTATTGGTCTAGTGATCCCCAATATGAATAATTGTTTACACCCTTGAAGATTTAAAATCGTTTTTATAATTTAACAATTTAAAGATAAAAAATATATAACTATTATATAAATGTTTAATTATATATTGTCTTTTTTTTCAAAAAAACATCCATATCCATTTAATAAAGAATTTAGAAAGGGATACAAAAATGCGTGGATTGATAACATAAAAGACTATACTCCGTAAACATATTTTTTTCAAAAGATGCGGTTTTAAATCTTCAAGGGTGTAAAATACTTTATATAAAAATAATTTGTATAAAATGATTTAAATATTAAATCATTTTATTAATAATGCGTAGTATATTCACATTTATTCTAGGGTTCTTTTTTTCACAATTTTTAGAAAGTAATTACCCCGATAAATACTTAGAGATTAAAACTCATACAACAAGAATTAGTGTATCTTTACTAACAAAAATAGCCTTTAATGTCCTATATGTTGTTAGTTCATTTCAAATAAAATATATTAAATATTTTAAACCTACATTAGTACATATTTGTACTTCAGTGAGAACATTTTTAGAATTACAACAAATAATTAATGGTCGTACAAATTATTTACCTAAGTTATACTTTATTAAGAATGGCAATAAATTTCATGATATGATTTTATCAAGCAAAAATTCCGAAAATTTTATAAAAGTAGATGACATTAATTATGACTTAATAATTTTAGATGATTACGACAATAATAAAAATAGGCATAATTACATATGTTATACAAATGCCCCAACAAATTTTAGTTACGACGAGTCAAATATATCATTTATGAGCATAGAATTTAATCATAATAAATATATAAATCAATTTGTTCTTAAAGATGATGCACGAAATTATTATATTGTAGGTAATATAATTGACAAAAAATTTGTAAAATATTACATAGAAACCTACTTGAGTAATGAAATAAATGAAATAGATTTTGAAAATTTTAAATACACTTTAAGCATTTTAGATAATGAGGTTAATCAAATAAAAATAGATGAAACACAATCAATACTTATTGAGAAAGATAGTTATAAAATAATAGGTAACTTTGAAAGTAAAGAAGAAGAAAAGGAAGAAACAAAAGAAACAGAAAATACACATATAAATTCTGAAATTTTTGATACTAATACTAGTACTAGTAGTAGTAAAAACAATAGTGAGGAAGAACAAGATAAACTATATGATTTTGTGAATGTAGAATAACCTAATTAGTATATCTATATTAAAATATAAAATATAAATAAAATAATTTAAAAAAAATTGAACTAATTATATTACTATGGTACCCTTTCATACAGATTTAACAATGGCTACTGCAAGTACTTCTTCTGATTCTAGTTCCAATACCCAACCTCATAAATTGAGATACAGATGGAAATTATGGGCACATTTACCTCAAGATCCAGATTGGACTGCAAAAAGTTATAAATTAATCAGTCCCCTTACAACAGTTGAAGAAACAATCGCAATTACGGAAACATTACCTGAAGCCTTAGTAAAAAATTGTATGTTATTTGTAATGAAAGACGGAATTGCACCTATGTGGGAAGACCCAAAGAATAGAAATGGCGGCTGCTTCTCTTATAAGGTAACAAACAAAAATGTTGTTGAAGTTTGGAGAGATCTAACTTATGTACTAGTAGGAGATACTATTAGTACAAATAGCCCATTTGTTAGCAGTGTGACAGGAATTACCATATCACCAAAAAAAAATTTCTGTATTGTAAAAGTATGGATGACAAATTGCGATCATCAAAATCCCAAAATTGTCACTAATGAAATAAAAAATTTGATACCAGAAGGATGTTTATTCAAAAAACACACTCCTGAATTTTAAAAATTAATTCATTTTAAATAAAGAATATAAACATATTTTATTTACTATTAAAATAGCAAATGAAATATCCATTAGTATTATTGTATAGAACTGATAATTATAGTGATGTTGATAATTTTTTTTCTAATAATAAAAGCAATTTACAATGTACAATTTTTATTACAAATAAATTGAAAAACTTAAATAAATTATATAGTGCAAATTATCATATTTTAATTACATTTGGAAAAGATGAAACTGAATATAAATCTCAGATTGAAGAATATATGTCTACATGTGTATTTTTTAAATGGATTCATTTGAATAAACTTGATTCAATTGATTTTTTTAACAAAACTATCAACTATAAATATATTCAAAACTGTACAAGACATAGAGAACAAATAAGACCAAAATTTTCTGTATTTACAACAGCATATAAGTCTTATGAAAAAATATTAAGAGTATACAATAGTTTATTAAAACAAACTTTTAATGACTGGGAATGGGTTATTATTGACGATTCTGACGATAATATGCATTTTGAATATTTGCGTAAATCTTTATTAGATAATCGTATTAGATTATTTCGTAATAGTAAAAATAATGGTAGTATTGGTAATATAAAAAATGAGGCTGTTAGTTTATGCCGAGGAAAATATGTTTTAGAAATGGATCACGATGATGAAATACTACCTTTTGTTTTAAAAGAATCCTTTGTTTTATTTGAAAGTGATGAAAGTATTGGATTTATATACATGGATTTTATAAATATATATGAAAATAATAGTAATTTTTGGTATGGGAATAAAATTTGTAAAGGTTATGGTTCTTATTATTGTCAAAAATACAATAATAGATGGGTTTATGTTTATAATACACCCAATATAAATAATATTACACTAAGTCATTTAGTATGTTGTCCTAATCACCCACGTATTTGGAGAAAAAAAGTACTTATAGATTCAGGTAATTATTGTGAATCTCTCCCTGTATGCGATGATTATGAAATAATTCTGCGTACTGTTCTTAATACAAAAATAGCAAAAATATCTAAATTTGGATACATACAATACATGAATGAATCTAATAATAATTTTTCATTAATTAGAAACGATGAAATAAACCGATTAGGTCCGTTATTTATTAGTCCTATATACTATAATTATTTTAAAATTCATGAGCATATGAAAACATTAGATGCATATGAAGATGAAACATATATATACGACAACTCGCAAATATGGCAAAGAGGAGACAACTATGTACATAAATATGCAAATTTGTTAGTTAATAATGATTATTTGAAACAAATTTGTATTATAGGAATTGATGCATTAGTTGAAAATATATCAATGATAACAGAATTATATTTAAATGAAAAGAATGATTTTATTTTACTTGATAATAAGTGTAGTATAGATTATTTATGTAAAAAATTAGATTTTTATGGAGTTTCTAAAATGAAATGTTATTCTTTAATTAATTCAAATATAGACGAATTAGAACGTTTTTTCAAATTAAGATATCTCTCATGTAAAGATTATCAAATCATAAAACGTGATGTATTTTTTTTACAGTTTAATAGTTCTATGACACAACGACACGATATAATAAATATAAATACAAAACCGAATCACTATTATTTAGAGATAGGAATTGAATATGGACATACATATAAAAATGTACATTTTAAAAATAAAGTAGGCATTGATCCAGATCCTAAATTTAAAGATTCAGGGGTTTTAACATTAACATCTGATGATTTTTTTAAAAAAAATTCAAATAAAAAATTTGATGTAATATTTATTGACGGAATGCACCAAGTTGAGTATATAATAAATGATTTTAAAAATAGCATGATATGTTTAAATGAAGGTGGAACCATATTCATTGATGATATTATTCCACATTGTCATGATGAGCAATTAAAAATCCCAAAACGTCATTATTTTGAAAAAGACATATTAAAATATGCTGAAGAATGGACAGGTGATATTTGGAAATTTGTATATTATTTATTACAGAATCATTGTACTAACATAGATTTCAAATTTTTTACTAATTTTAATTATAGAGGAATAGCATGTATTAAGATAATAAATAATTTTGATTTTAATAGTGATGCTTTGGAAATAATTAATACATATGATTATTTTTTAGATTTCAACAAATATTTAGAATCATTACAAAAATTTTAATTATATATTTTTAATTAATTTACAATATATTTAGTTAAAAACATATTTTGAAAATAATATTATTAAATAATGGAATTAATAATAACCGAAAAAAACCCAAAACCTACAATATGTCTTAATATGATTGTTAAGGATGAATCTCATATTATTGAATCCACACTAACCAAATTATGTAGCAAAATTTCATTTGACTATTGGGTAATTTGCGATACAGGTTCTACTGACAACACTCCCTCAATAATAGACAATTTTTTTAAAAAACTTAATATACCAGGTGAGTTATATCACAATAAATGGGAAGATTTTGCTCACAATCGTACATTAGCATTGGAATATGCTTATAATAAGACTGATTTATTATTAGTTTTTGATGCAGATGATGAGATAGTAGGAACAATTAAAATGCCCGATAGAGTTAATTTTGATCAATATCATTTAAAATTTGGTAACCCTTCTGGTACAACTTATACACGTGTTTTATTAATAAATAATCGTAAAAAATTTCAATATTTATCAGTTATTCATGAATTTATTACATGTAAAGAACCTAATCCAACATCAAATACTATTGATGGAGATTACTTTGTAATTTCAGGAAGATCTGGTTCACGCAATAAAGATCCCGATAAATATTATAAAGATGCTCTTATTTTAGAAAAAGCACATGGTGTAGCACTTAAAACAAATGATCCGTTGCATTTACGGTATGCATTTTATTGCGCAAACAGTTATAAAGATTGTGGCAGATTTGAAGAAGCAATTAAGTGGTATAAGATTACATTATCACAAAACAATTGGGGCCAAGAAAAGTACATGTCCTGTTTTAACCTATTTAATTGTTACAAATCACTAAACAAAATAGAAGAAGGTTACTACTGGCTAGTAAGAAGTTTTATGTATGATAATGAACGTCTTGAATGTCTCTATGAATTGTTAGTTCATTATTGTTGTGAAAACTCACATTCAGTTGCATATTCATATTACAACATTGTTAAGCAATTTTATGAAAATAAATACTTCAATACCGGGTTATTAGATGGTAAATTGTTCACAGATAATTCAAAATATGATTTCTATGTTCCGTATTATATGGTTTTGATTGCTGATAAAATGAAAGATTATGATACAGTTATTAAAATGTATGAAATGGTATTCAAAAGAAAAATAAAGATTTATGATGAATGGTA